CAAATCTGGAGAAATATTATGGATATGTTTTCAAAGGATGTAAAGTTGTTGGTAAGAGTAGTGGTGCAGTAGCAACAATTACCAAAGCAGAATTAGTTTCTGACAACTGGGGTGATATTGTTGCAAACTTCTTCTTCAGAAATCCAAACTCTAAACCTGCCCCTGCAGTTAGAGTTAAGAGTGGAACCAAAACTGTTAAGGTCACTGCAGTTCCACCTGGTGTAACTCCACTCCCAGGATCTACAGTATTTGCTTCTGAAGCAATTGGAACATATAGTGGTTCAGGAACAATTCTGACACAAGAAACAAAACGTGTCTCTGTTAGAAATCCACCCAAACCAAGAAATAAGAAAACTGAAGTTAACGTTAAGACATTTACGAAGGCAGTACATAGAGACCCACTTGCACAGTCTTTCACTGTTACAGAACCAGAAGGTATTTTCTTAACCTCTGTTGATCTGTTCTTTGCAACTAAAGATCCTGGTGCAAAAATCTTTGTTGAAATTAGAACTGTTGAACTTGGTACACCAACTGGATTCCTTGTTCAAGACTATGCACAAATTGCCTTAAATCCTGAAAATATTAATATCAATGAGGCAAACCCATTTGAACCAGTAGCAACAAACGTTAAGTTTGAATCTCCAATTTATCTTGAGGGTAATGACACTGAATATGCAATTGTTATCTTATCTCCAGCATCTGATGGATATGAGATGTGGACAGCAACAATGGGCAAAAAGACTGTTAGAACAACATCTCTTCCCGATGTTCAGAACGTTGTTGTTACTAAGCAATACATTGGTGGATCACTGTTCAAATCACAGAACGGAACAATCTGGACTGCATCTCAGTTCCAAGATTTGACCTTCAAGATTAACAAAGCAAAGTTTGTTTCTTCTGGAACAGTTAACTTCTTCAATAATGATATCTTACCAAAAGGTGATAACGCTGCTGCACTGGAAAACAACCCAGTTGAAGGTCTTCCTAGAAAGTTGAAACTACCTGTAACTGGCATTACTGCAAATGAAATTGCTAAACTTCTGCCTGGCGTAAAAGTTGGACAGGGTGCAGTATCTGTAGCACCTACAACAGAAGGTATTACTGGATTCATTGAAGCAACTGGTGGACCTATTGCTGCAACAGGAACTGGAAATGTTTCAATTGCAAGTAGTGGTGCGGGATATAAAGAGGGAACTTACACTAATGTTACCTTGTTCCCAATCTCAGGACAAGGATCTGGAGCACAAGCAACAATCACAGTTGATGCATCAGGTGGTGTTACTGGTGTAAACATCACTAATGTTGGAACTGGATATCGTGATGGTGAAGTTGTTGGAGTTACTTCTGCTCTTGGTGGTGGTGGAAGTGGTGCAAGAATTGCTGTTATTGACCACAATAACACTTTCGATACTCTTTATATGACCAATGTTAAGGGTGAAAATTATACCCAGGGTGAAGCACTAGTTTATTACACAGAACCTGAAAATCACCTGACAAGAACTGCACTTACATCTGGTGCAAATGTTGGCACTAACGGATCTGCAATTTATGATGAAAAATATACTGGAAATCTGTTACGTGTTAAGCAACATAATCACGCACACCACGGTGGTAATAATGTTATTGAAATCGTTGATGTAAAACCAGATAGTAAGAGAACTGAACTCTCTGCAGCATTTGGTCTTACTGATACCACAGTTTCAATTGCTAACACTTCAATCTTTGCTGTTGGTGAAGGTATTTCAACCAGCAGAGGATATGCATTGCTAAACAATGAAGTTGTTTCCTACAGTGCAATCACAGAAGGTGCTGCTGGTGCAGGAACTTTGAGTATTGATGGAAGAGCACTAAATGGCACTGTAAAAGTTGCACACGAATCGGGTGCTTCAATTCAACCATATGAGGTCAATGGTGTTTCTCTGATGAGAATCAACACAACCCACACTATTCCTGCAACATATTACAACTCCGAAAGTTCTAATCTTGACAACTACTTCTTAGAGATTGATAGAACTGCTCCTACTACTAGAACAAGTGGTGATGCTCTTCTAAACTTTGCTTCACAGAAGGGATTTGGTGGATCTGAAATTGGGGTCTCCCAAAACTATCAGTTTAGTGTAATTGAACCATTGTTTAATGTTATTACTCCAGGAAAAGGAACTGCAGTGAAGAGTTTCATTAGAACTATTTCTGGAACAAGTGCTGGTGGAACTGAAGTTTCATTCCAAGATCAAGGATTTGAACCAATTACTCTGAACAAAGCATCTAAGTTCCCAACTACAAGAATGGTTGCTTCTAAAGCAAACGAACTTGCAAGATTGACTACACTGCCTCGCAACAAATCTCTCACATTAAGAGTTGAATTTACTAGCGAGAATGAGAATGTATCTCCAGTTATGGATTTACAGAATGCTACATTTGTTCTTGGAAGAAACAAATCCAACCAACCAGTTGATGATTATGTAAATGATTCTAGAACAAATCAAATTGAAAATGATCCACACGGAGCAGTATTTGTAACAAAAGCAATTTCTCTTGGACAGGAAGCAACCAGTTTGAGAGTTATCATTGCTGCCAATAGACCAGAAGGTGCTGATTTCAGAGTCTTCTATCAATTGTTCAGACCAGATTCTTCAGAAATTCCTCAAAAGTTTGTACCATTCCCAGGTTATGATAATATGAGAGATACTGATGGTGATGGATTTGGTGATTTTGTCATCAATCCTGATAAGAATAGTGGAAGAGCAGATGCATTTGTTCCTGAAGATGTCACTGGTGGATTCTCAGAGTATCAATTCTCTGCAAATAATTTGGAACCATTTGCAGCATTCTCAATCAAAGTTGTTCTTTCATCCACAAATGAAGCAGCACCAGTTTCATTGAAAGACTTCAGATGTATCGCACTTGCTTGATATGGAAAAAGATGATTTAATTAAAGTTGAAGGTGAACAGAATCTTTTCAGAGATCGTAATACCGGCGCTATCATTAACACTGATACCGCTGGTTATAATCGATATATGAAGATGAAGCAAAGGAAACAGACAGAGAGAGAAGAACTTGATACACTAAAGAAGGATATTGAAGAAATCAAAACTCTACTAAGGGAGATTACAAATGGATCCAAATGAAATTACACTAGAGAATCTTTCCAAAAGTTTTGAATATACAAAGCTTGCAAATGAGATTGATTCTTGTGATGACAGGGATATGTTGAAGGATATTGCAAAATCTTACGCAAAACTATATCTTAAGCAACAAGAGGTAGTAGGTAGATTGGGACTTCAAGGAATATAAATATTTCTACATCCTGATCTGTATATCATAAATGGCTGAAATTAAAGTCAGAGTAGGTCAACAACCGGCAGTAAAAGTTATATCTTCTCTTGCAGGTGCCCAGGGTCTCTCTTTGGCAGAACTCAGTGATGTTAGTGCTTCTAACTTGCAGAATGGTATGGTGCTTGTCTATAACAGCAGCATCAGAAAATGGGAAGCAACTCTTACCCTGACGCCAGGCGCAACGCAGAATTTAGACATCAACGGAGGAAATTTCTGACATGGCAAGTATTATTAGGATTAAAAGATCCTCAGGTACTAGCAAACCAGCCAGTTTACAATGGGGCGAATTCGGTTACGTAACTGGTATTGGTAGTTACGGAGGAACCAATCAATATAAGGATAGAATTTTCCTTGGAGATGATGGTACTAACGCCAACCCAGTTGGTGGTTTCTACTATACCTCAATGATGGAGCACACTCCTGGAAATATTCCAGCAGCGTCCCATAACTCAAGAAATACTGACAGAGGTGTTGTTGCCATCATGGCACCAGCAACAAACTCTGGTTTGGGTGGTGCAGAATCACTTAAGGTTGATCAGTGGAACGTCGACAACCTAAGGATAGATACAAACACTATCTCATCTACCGATACTGATGGGGACATCATTCTCGATCCACACGGATCTGGAGAAGTTGTCATTCCCGACGATACTTTCCTCACTTTCGGTGATGATAAAGATGCAAAGATTGAATATGATGAAAATGGTACTAATGCCATTCAAGTAACAGGTGCTAACTGGACTTACCAAACTCAAGTAAACATTACTGGTGATAATGGTTTAGAAGTTGGTAACATTGGTATTTCTTCTAATGTTATTGCAACCAGAGCAGGTGGTGGTAATGAACTTTTTATTGATCCATATCCAGATGGACTGAGCAATGAAGGTAAGGTTATCATCAAAGGTGACCTTCAAGTTGACGGTACTACAACAACTGTCAACTCAACAACATCAACATTAAATGATGCAATCTTCCACCTAGGTGATGTAACCAGCACCAGAACGGTGATGGCAGAGCATACTAGCGGAACTAATGTAATTACTTTAGATTCCGTTGTTGGCATCAACACTGGTGACATCATTGCTCACGGAAGCATTCCTTCAAATACTTCAGTTACTGCATATAATACAGGAACTAAAGTTGTTACGATGTCAGCAAACTCAACTGCTGGTATAACTACAACTTCACAGGTTACTATCACCCACGCATATGATAGTAACACTGATAGAGGTATTTCTTTCTCCTACAACACAAGTAGTGGAACTGCAAATAACAAAGATGGTTTCTTTGGTTTTGATGATAGTTCTATTGCTGATAGTGCTGCTGATGCAGACAACCACGGCACTCACGCTGATGATAGCAGAAGATGGACCTATGTCCCTGATGCAACTATTTCAAATAGTTTGGTAACAGGAACCAAAGGTTTCCTGGATATCAAAGGTATCTATTATCAATCTGGCGACTTTGCAACTGGTGGTGTTGTATTCTTCGATGACACTGGTCTTCAAAGATCAACCAATGCTGTTGCATCTCCAGTAATCACCTCTAAGCAGATTCTAACTGCTATCACTAAGAATACTTTAACTCTTGGTGCAAATATAACTGCAGCAACTGGTGACATCATCAGACAAGATAGTACCGGTGCATATGGTGTTGTTGAATCTGGTGTTACCAATAGCAGCACTGTTAACTTGATTGGTGTTGAGGGAATATTTAATACTTCTAATAACTTGAGAAAGGAAGGTTCTGCAGGATCTGTTGCTAATCTTGCTTCAGTTCCTAGTGCAGTTGCTGTAATATATACTAATAAGCCCCACTGGACTTCAACAATGGATGGGGGTACATTCTGAGGTAATTAATGGAAAATCAAAGTGAAGTGGATGTTAATGTTCTCATTAAAATATATAATTCTAAATTAGCAGCAGTATCAAACCAAAATGTTCTTCTTGAGGCAAAGTTAGCAACTATGTCTCAAGATTTTCAAGAACAAATGGATGCTTTGCTTCAAGAAAATGCAGACCTCAAGGCACAATTAGAAGGTTAATATGGCAAAACCATCAACTAGGCAAGGACTAATCGATTATTGCTTGCGTCAACTTGGTGCTCCAGTGTTGGAAATCAACGTGGATGATGATCAGATTGACGATCTAGTTGATGATGCGATTCAATACTTCAATGAACGTCATTTTGATGGCGTTGAAAAGATGTATCTCAAATATGAGATAACTCAAGATGACATTGATAGAGGAACTGCCGCTTCTTCTGCAGGATCAAATACAACAGATCCAAAAGCGGGTGTTGGTGTAACTGTTACAACAGGGACCTCCACAATAGTTGGAACAGCAACTACCTTTAGTTTTTACGAAAATTCAAATTATATTCAAGTTCCAGACTCTGTTATTGGAGTTGAAAAAATATTTAAGTTTGATACTAGTAGCATTTCTGGAGGAATGTTTAGTATTAAGTATCAACTGTTTCTGAATGATTTGTATTACTTCAACTCTGTTGAGTTGTTGCAATATGCGATGACTAAGACTTATCTTGAGGATATTGATTTTTTACTTACCCCAGATAAGCAAGTAAGATTTAATAAGAGACAAGATAGATTATATTTGGATATTGACTGGGGATCTCAAACTGCAGGAGAGTTTATTATTCTTGAATGTTATAGGGCGTTAGATCCAGCATCATTCTCGCAGATTTATAACGATAGTTTCATAAAACCATATCTCACGGCACTAATCAAACGCCAATGGGGAAGAAACTTAAGTAAGTTCAGAGGAGTAAAACTCCCCGGCGGTCTTGAAATGAATGGTGATGGCATTCTGCAGCAGGCAGAACAAGAACTGGCAGACATCAAAGCAAGGATGTCCTCAGAGTATGAACTTCCTCCCCTCGACTTTATTGGATAATGGCACTAAATCCGTTCTTTCTTCAAGGGACTGCATCTGAACAAAGATTAGTCCAAGATCTGATAAACGAGCACCTAGCAATGCATGGTGTTGAGGTAACTTATATACCAAGGAAATACGTCAATAAGAAAACTATTATCGAAGAAGTTCAAACTTCAAAATTTGATGATAACTTTGCCATTGAAGCATATGTAAATACTTTTGATGGATATGGTGGTGCTGGCGATATTTTAACTAAGTTTGGAGTCAGTATTCGTGACGAACTGATTCTTACTATCTCAAAAGAAAGATTTGAAGATTTTATTGCCCCATTTATGGCAGGGCAAGATGATGGAACAGATAATTCTATTTTACCAACTCCAACTCGTCCTAGAGAAGGAGATCTTGTATATTTTCCATTAGGTCAAAGATTATTTGAAGTAAAATTTGTTGAGCACGAAGATCCCTTCTATCAGTTGGGTAAAAATTATGTGTATCAACTTAAGTGTGAACTCTTTGAATATGAAGATGAAATCATTGACACAACTATTGAAGCGATTGATACTCAAATTGAAGATGTTGGATTTATCACTCAACTTCAATTAATTGGTATAGGTAGAACTGCCACAGCAACTGCATCTATTCAAGGTACTGTGGTTAGTGGATACATCCAAGAAATTTTCTTAAATAATGATGGTTCTGGATACACATCAGTACCGACTATTGGTATAAGTAGTTCACCAACAGGTCAGGTTGGAGATAACGCAACTGCCGTTGGATTTATCACTACTAAAGGTGGCGTAACAGGTGTTGAAAAGATTTTACTAACAAATGCTGGTGCAGGATATACAGTTGCACCAACGATTACTATTTCTGGTGGTGGAGGAACTGGTGCAGCCGCTACTTGTAGACTTGTTACTTCTGGTCAGGGTGTTATTAAATTCCTTATTACAGATAGTGGTGTTGGATATGGAACTGCACCAACAGTAACAATCGCTGGTCCATCAGCAAGTGGTATTGCACATACTGCTGTTGGTATTGCATCCATTGGGCGTGATGGAAATTCAAACGTTCTTAAAGCAATATATGTTGAAAACGCAGGTAGAGGGTATAGTTCTAATCCACAAGTTACTATTGCAGATCCAGAAACTCTTGCGGGTCTTGGAACATATTTCTTCAATGAAATAGTAATTGGATCTAGATCTGGAACTTATGCAAGAGTTAAGGAATGGGATCAAGATACTAAAATTCTTAAGATTTCTAATGTTGGAATCGGAACAACACAAACAAGATTCCAAAGAGGAGAAAGTATCGTTGGTCAAGAATCTGGCGCATCATATCCAGTTCAAGAATATAGACACGAAGACTTATATGATAAATATACCGAGAATGATGAATTTGAAGTCCAAGCAGACGAGATACTAGACTTCACTGAACGAAATCCATTTGGGACATTTTAATGCTAGGTACATATTATTATCACGAAATTATTAGAAAAACTATCATTGGATTTGGAACACTATTCAATGATATTCACATCCGCCATACTGGCGAAGGTGGAACTAATCACAGTGAAATAAAAGTACCTCTTGCATATGGACCCAGTCAAAAGTTTTTAGCAAGAATCCAACAGCAGGCAGATTTGAACAAGGCAGTTCAAATTACAATGCCAAGAATGTCATTTGAAATGACAAATATCAGTTATGATGCAACCAGAAAATCAAGTTTAGTTCAAACATTTAAAGCTTGTTCTGATGGAAGCAAGGCAAAGAAAGTGTTTATGCCTGTTCCATATAATATTGGATTTGAACTGAATATTCTTTCAAAACTGAATGATGATTCTCTTCAGATTTTGGAACAGATCTTACCATATTTTCAACCACATTTCAATTTAACAATTGATTTAGTTGATTCAATCGGTGAAAAAAGAGATATTCCAATTATTTTAGAGAGTATTGGTTTCCAAGATGATTATGAAGGAAACTTCGATACAAGGCGTGCTTTGATACATACATTACAGTTCACAGCAAAAACTTATCTCTTCGGTCCTGTTGCAGACAGCAGCGATGGTCTCATTCGTAAGGTTCAGGTTGATATGTACACCAGTACAGATGTCAAGACTGCTAAGAGAGAAGTAAGGTACACTGTTACACCAACATCTAAAATTGATAGAAATGATGATGGTGTAATTAACGAAGAAGATCACAAGTTGCTTATGCCAGGTGATGATTTTGGTTTCTCTGAAACTACAGAATTCTTCGCAGATTCCAAGAATTTCAGTCCAACCCGTAAAATTGATATCTGATAACAATGAGCGATAGTTATGATTCGATTGATGAAGCACTCAATATTGAAAGTAGTATTGTAGAGTCTCAACCAATAAAACCAGTTCCACC